CTGACACTCACTCTACCCGCAACCGCAAACATTGGCGACACGATTCGGGTGTTTGACAACGAAGGACATGCGTCTGCAAATGTGGTGACGATTTCACGCAACGGCAACAAGATTGATGGGTTTGACCGTAATGTGGTGATTAGCACTGACAGAGACGGTGTGGAGTTGGTGTATGTGTCTGGCGATATTGGGTTTGTGTCACGAGAGCAAAAGACAGAAGGTCGGTTCTTTGGTACACAGGCACAGGGTGAGAGTTTTGGGTATACTACGGGCAGACAAACAACTATTGACAAATTTCCATTTGCGGTGGATACAAATGCTACTGATATAGGAGATTTGTCTCAAGGTAGACAACAAGCGGCAGGTCAATCTTCTCTTGTTTCGGGATACACTTCAGGTGGTTATAGTGGTGAGTCACCACCACCAACTTTACGGTCGGTAAATATTGATAAGTTTCCATTTGCTGTTGATACAAATGCAACAGATGTTGGTGATTTGACAATAGGAAGACAAGGACCATCGGGGCAATCATCTGAAGTTAGTGGATATGCCACTGGTGGATATACCCCTCCCCCTGCGGGTGGATATTTGGATACTATTGATAAGTTTCCGTTTTCTGTTGACACGAATGCGACTGATGTTGGTAATTTGACATCAGGTCGGTATGGTACAATGGGACAATCATCCACCGTAAATGGATATGCTTGCGGAGGAGGTCCAAGACCCGCAGTAGGAAACAAAATTGAAAAGTTTCCATTTGCCACAGATACTAATTCAACAGATATTGCCGACTTGAGTGGTAATAGACAAAATGGCGGTGGTTGCTCATCTTCAGTTTCTGGATATACTGCTGGTGGAGATGCTCCCCCATTTACAAATATTATCGATAAGTTTCCCTTTGCTACTGATGCTAATGCTACTGATATTGGAGACCTAACTGGAACACGATACAATAATGCGGGACATTCATCAATCTCTAATGGTTATTCTAGTGGTGGGCAAAATCCTGGAGATATAGATGTGATTGACAAGTTTCCATTTGCTTCAGATGCTAATGCCACCGATGTTGGTAATCTTAGTGGAACAAGAAAATTTGTGTCAGGTAATCAAGTATGAGTAAACTTATCGTCAAACCAAACGACTCTGGTATTGGTGAAGTCAAAATCACAGCACCCAATACCAACTCTACACGATATCAGTTGCTCCCTGATGTATCGGGTAATGTCGTGGTGTCTGATGGTTCGTTGTTGACTGTCAGTCAAGGGGGTAGTTCACTCAAATTTGGTGGTGCGACTAAATTGGAAGGTGCGGTTCAAGGACTTCACAAGTGGGATATTGTCAACTCCAACACCACACTCACAATCAATCGGAACTACTTTGCGAACACTCGTGGTCAGTCAGATTTGACACTGACACTCCCTGCTTCTGCGAATGTCGGTGACACCATTCAAGTCATTGACAACGAAGGGTTCTGTTCGTCTAACAACATCTTTATTGCCAACGGTACATCCACTCAAACGATTGATGGGGGTGTGCGGAAACTGACTCTGACAACAGACCGTGAGAGTGTGAAGTTGTTCTATACTGGCACGGGTTGGGTGAGCAAGCAACAAGAGACCACACTTCCAAAATTCCAAGGAACTATTAGTGGATATACGAGTGGTGGTGCACCTGGTAGAAATACGATAGATAAGTATCCTTTTGCTTCAGATGCTAATGCGACAGATGTTGGTGATCTCACCGCAGGAAGAGGAGCAGCATCGGGGCAGTCTTCAGAAATTAGTGGGTATACTTCAGGTGGTTATGCTCCAGGTGCAGATGTTATTGATAAATTTCCATTCGCAGTAGATGCTAATGCCGTGGATGTTGGTAATTTATCACAAGCAAGACGATTTGTTGCAGGACAATCGTCTACTGAAAATGGATATGTATCTGGCGGTAATGACCCCGTTAGTCAGTTTAATACAATTGATAAATATCCATTTTCTACAGACACAAATGCAACTGATATTGCTAATTTATCTAGAGTTTCAGTATTTGCCACAGGACAATCATCAACCACACACGGATATACATCGGGTGGATATAATTCGCCACCTCCAACAACACAAAATATTATAGATAAATTTCCATTTGCGACCGACACGAATGCTACAGATGTTGGCAATTTGACACAAGCAAGAACTCAAGCAGCAGGGCAATCGTCCACTGAATTCGGATATACTTCTGGTGGTTATTCTCCAGGCGCACTGAATACTATTGATAAATTCCCATTTGCTACTGATACAAACGCAACAGATGTTGGTAATCTAACGCAATCAAGAAGAAATAATGCAGGTCAATCATCAACTGTGAACGGTTATACATCGGGTGGTAACGCACCCCCAACTGTGGTTACGATAGATAAGTTTCCATTTGCGACAGATACAAATGCAACAGATGTAGGTGACTTGACACAAGCAAGAGATCAAGGTGCGGGTCAACAACACTAAAAAGAATGCTAAATAGTAGGAAGAATTCACGAGGTCAACGATGAGCACAATCGCTGTAAAAAATTTCACGAGCACCCAAGCAAACGAGAATATGGAATTCTCACCGTCTGGCACTGCGAATATGATTGTCACTGCGAACAATATCACGGTGACTTCTGGTGGGCAAATCAACGCAGTTGACTTCAACTCAACTTCTGATGTTCGTCTCAAGCAGAATGTTCAGGCATTGACAGACGCAACCACAGTCATCAACCAACTCCAAGGTGTATCCTTTGATTGGATTGAGAATGGCGAAAGGGCATACGGTCTAATCGCACAAGAGGTTGAAAAGATTGTACCAGAGTTGGTTGAGCATGACGAAACCAAGGATGTCAAGTATCTCAAATACTTGGGATTGATTGCCTATTTGGTTGAGGCAAACAAAGAACTTCAAAGACGAGTGGAAGCACTTGAGTTAGCGGGAGACTAACCCGTGGGATTTCAAGTTAACGGCAACACCTTTATTGACAATACAGGTAGTGCGATATTTAACGCAAACACCATTGTTGCCAATAACTTTTCGGTGCAATTAACACCCTTTGTGTCACGAGAGTCAACCTCTCCGATGCAAGGCACTGTTGCCGGATTTACTGCGGGTGGTAATGACGGAAGTTCACCTCCTGTAGAAACGAATGTCATTGACAAGTTTCCATTCGCAAACGAACTCACTGCGGTAGACCACAGCAATCTAACATCAGCAAAACGATTAGTTGCGGGTCAGTCGTCAGATACTGATGGATTTGTCACTGGTGGTTTGTATGCACCAGTAACCCCGTCAACTCTAAACGTTATTGATAAATTTTCATTTTCTTCTACGTCAAATGCAACTGATGTTGCTGATATTTCTTTAGAAAGGAGAGGTGGATCGGGGCAGTCATCGTCAACAGATGGATATACATCAGGGGGAGAGTCACCTCCACCGGGTCGTGTAAACACTATTGATAAGTTTCCATTTGCCATTAGTAGCGGAACTGCTTCAGATGTCGGTGATCTGACCGCAGTCAAAACTAGTGTTGCAGGACATTCATCTGAAAATGATGGTTATGTATCGGGTGGTAGTGCGCCAGGAGCATTGAATGTTATTGATAAGTTTCCATTCGCATCTGATACTAATGCAACTGACATAGCAGACTTATCTCAAGCAAGAAGTTCTGTTTCTGGGCAGTCATCTAAAAATAATGGTTATGCGTCAGGTGGTGATGCGGGACCCGCAGAAACCGATACAATTGATAAGTTTCCATTTGCATCTGATACGAATGCCACAGATGTGGGGAACCTAGTTGATACTCTAAACAATTCATCTGGTCAGAATTCTAGAGAACACGGTTATGTGACGGGTGGGTATTCCGCACCTAATCAAATGGGAATGATACAAAAGTATCCATTCGCAACCGACACTAACGCATCAGATGTAGGTAGTTTGACTGTAGCACGAAGTCAAGGTGCGGGACAACAGGACTAAGATATGTCATTGAAAGTCGCAAACACAATCGTAATTACCGATGACCTACGGGGTCGTTTTGCGAACACCACATTTACAGGTGGTGCGTATCTTGTGATGCCCGAAGACCCATCGGTGGAGTTTCGGTTCCAAGGGACGATTAGTGGGTATATTGCTGGCGGTGATACTGTACCAAGAGCATCAATCCAAAAGTTTCCATTTGCCTCTTCTACCAATGCAACTGAAGTCGGTGTTTTGACACAATTGAAAATTGATCACTCAATGCAGTCGTCGCAGTCACATGGATATACAGCAGCAGGATTTCAACCTGACGGACCTACCGATAGTAATGTTATAGATAAGTTTCCGTTCGCTACAGATGCTGGAGCATCTGATGTCGGTGATATCAGTCAAGCAAAAGAAGGTCCAAGTGGTCATTCCTCTTTACTGAATTCGTATGGATATTCTGCGTCAGGTAATCTAGGTCCATCGTTTACTCAACAAATAGATAGATTTCCATTTGCATCTGATACAAACTCAGTAAAAACAGGCGACACGACATCACCAGGTAGATACAGGCATGGTGGACATTCTTCTGATACTAAAGGATATATGTCTGGGGCATTAGTTACTTCTCCATCAACCGCAGTCACCAATGTCATAGAAAGTTTTTCTTTTGTAAATGATATAGGAGATGGTGGAGATGTCGGTGATTTAGGAACAGCAGTAAAAGGTCCGGCATCAATATCTTCAGAAACGCATGGGTATGCGGCAACAGGTGGAAGTCATCCGGCAGGGACTTACAACACCATCAATCAAAAGTTTTCTTTTGTTACTGATGGAAATTCGTCAAATGTAGGTTCACTGAACAATGGACGAGACCAAGCATATGGTGTATCTTCCACAACCCACGGTTTTGTTGCCGGAGGTAAAAATCCAAGTGCAATTAGTTCAATTGAAAGATTTCCTTATGCTTCTGATAGTGAAAATGCATCTGAAGTCGGTGATTTAGTTGCTGCCAGAACAAGGGGTTCTGAAGAGGGGAGTCAAAGGTAATGGCAGGTTTCACCGTAGGCAACACCAACATCTTCACGAGCAACACCTTCTCTGCGACTTTCAATGGGTTGACGGTCAATAATCAGTTGGTGTTTGAGGACACGGGTTCTCATTTTCAAGGTGAGACATCAGGATTTGTGAGTGGTGGAGCGACACCTTCTGCCTCTACAAAAATAGAAAGTTATCCATTTTCGTCAGATACAAATGCCACTGATGTGGGGGACTTGTCTCAGGCACGAGGACCCGGACAAGAAGGTAATGCAAGTGCAACTAATGGATATGCATCTGGAGGATATCTAGGTCCCGGTCTTTCAATCGTGAATGATAAGTTTCCTTTTGCAATTTCTGGTGGCACTGCAACAAATATTGGTGATTTGGATGTCAATGTATTTGAAACAACTGGTCAGTCCTCAACCACAGATGGATATCAATCAGGTGGTGGAATTAGTGTACCTGTAACTAGAACTGACGATATACAAAAGTTTCCATTTGCTACTGATGTGGGTACAAGTTTAGTTGCTAACATGACTACAGCAAAAGGTGGTTCTGCTGGAGGAACATCTGCAACAAATGGTTATGTTGCGGGTGGTATTAGTGGTTCTTCCGCAGACCCACTACAATCTAGTATTGAAAAATTCCCATTTGCTTCAGATACATCAACGACAGCAACAGCATCATTAGCGATTAGTAGAACAAATCCTGCGGGTCAATCGTCTACAGTTGCTGGATATGTGAGTGGTGGTAGAGTACCGCCACCAAGAATTAGTGCGATTGAAAAATATTCATTTGCTAATGATATTGATGGTACTTTTGTTGGTGATTTATCAGAAGATAAAAATGGATTATCTGGGTCTTCATCTACTACAGATGGGTATACAAACGGTGGTAATAACCCACCATTCGTAAACACAATTGAAAGGTTCCCATTTTCTGCCGAAACGCCAATAACAGATGTTGGTAATTTGACTGAAGCAAAAGATGCAACTTCTGGGACACAGGTGTAACAATGTCTCTAAAAATCAACAAAGATAAAATCCAGTTTAGAAACTTCAGCATACAAAACACTGCTGACGGAATTTATATCGACGGTACATTCACTGCGAACGGTCAGTTTGTTGATGCGACTCAAGCACAGGGGAGTGTGAGTGGGTATACGAGTGGAGGTTTGTCTTCACCGACACCTCGTCTTGACACAATTGATAAGTTTTCTTTTACTTCTGATGGTAATGCGACTGATGTAGGTAATTTATTCCAAGATAGGATGCTATCAACAGGACAATCCTCTACAGAAAATGGTTACACATCTGGCGGTGAGTCCCCCTCTAATGTTGTTGATGTGATTGACAAGTTTCCATTTGCGACTGATACTAATGCATCAGATGTTGGTAATTTGAGTCAAGCACGAAAGGAAGTGGCAGGACAACAATCTACAGTTTCTGGGTACACTTCTGGTGGAAATCCGACACTCAACACAATTGATAAGTTTCCATTCGCAACAGACACGAATGCGTCAGATGTCGGTGACTTGTCGCAAGCAAGACAGTATCTTTCGGGTCATACCTCTTCAACTCACGGATATTCATCGGGTGGTTTTGCTCCACCTAGAGTGGTTACAATTGATAAATTTCCATTTGCAATTGACACAAACGCATCAGATGTCGGTGACTTGACACAATCAAGAAATGCTGCTATAGGACATTCCTCATCAACTCACGGATATAATTCTGGCGGTTATAGCACCGCATCACCGGGGATTACCAACACAATTGACAAATTTATATTTTCTAGTGATAATAATGCAGGAGATGTTGGTAATCTAACACAGGGAAAATACTCCCACGCAGGTCAATCATCAACTACATCTGGTTATGCTTCAGGTGGTACGAATACAGCACCATCTACAGATTTGAATGTAATTGAAAAGTTCCCATATGCTGTTGATTCAGATTCTTCTGATGTCGGTAATTTATTCCAAGCAAGATTACGATGTTCTGGTCAACAAGTATAACTTGACAACCCAACCCTAATCTAGTATAATATCATTATTTCAACTCGTGAGTATAGTATGAAAACAATCCACTTCTGTAGCGGTCTACCCCGAACGGGTAGCACCGTGCTAATGAATATTCTACAGCAAAACCCCCAAGTGTTCACCACGGGCACTTGTGCGCTTCCCACTCTACTCAAAGACCACATCCTTGTCAAGTCACGGTTTCGTGAATGCTTTCAGGCAATGGCAACACACCAAGCAGATGCCGCAATGTACGGTCTTATCCACGGTGCATCCCAAGGTTGGTTTCACGGTCTGACCGACAAACCTGTCGTCATCTCAAAGAACAGAGGATGGTCTGACATCAATCATCTGTTTCCGAACAGCAAGACGATTGCGTGTGTGCGTGACATACGAGACATCATCGAAAGTTTTGAGCGAGTGAACTCCAAAATCAAGGCACTGCACTCGTTTGGTGACGCACAACACCTCTATCCATCAATGATGGAAGTAGAAAAGTATGACTACTTCTTCAAGGAAGGCAACGCATTCTCTGCGGGTCTGTACCAAGAACTTCCAAGACTGATGGAAATATACAAGCAAGACCCATCTCGTGTCAAGTTTGTGCGGTACGAAGATTTACTTAAAGACCCACACGGGATGCTACAGAACATCTATGCGTTTCTGGGACTGTCATACTACGAGCACGACTTGAACCACATCGAGCAGTCCGATTTGTTTGAGCATGACCACGCATACTTTAGAGAACGCACAGACCACCACACTCAACCCCAATTGATGCCTTGGAAGGAACCCACACGCTCTCTGTCCGAAGGTTTCTACAACAAGGTAATTACCAACCACAAATGGTTCTATGAAGGATTTTACCCTGATGTGCTCGTTTGAACCTGTCAATGTCAACGGTCAACCTACCTTTGTTGCGAAGGCAATGATTAGTGAGGATGCCTGTAATCAAGTCATCCAAGCATTCAATGTTCTTGACCCACATCAAGGAGTCATCGCAGGAGGTGTTGACAAAAGCAAAAAAGAGTCGTATGATATATCCTTGCCACCTAACTATGTGTTGAAGAACTACCAAACACAATTAGATGAGGTGGTTCGCTGTTATCAACAGTATTTTCGGTTGGATGAATTTGGTCCTCCGCTACGGATACGAGAACACATCAATATTCAGTGGTATCCAAAGGGCGGTGGTGCGTATCACAAAATTCATTGTGACAGAGGTATTGTCGGTGACAGTCCATACAGGGAGATGGTCTTTATGACTTATCTCAATACTGTTGAAGAAGGGGGCGAAACACAGTTTATGTTTCAGAACTTGAAGTTCAGACCTGTCAAGGGATTGACTCTGATTTTTCCCACAGGATGGACTCATCTCCACAAGGGATGCCCTTCTCCAACTGATGACAAATTGATTATCACAGGATGGATTAGTAATGCACTCTAATCAGGAAAACATTTTCCATACCCCAGTTTGGGGGTTTATCTTCAGTGAGTCAAACTATCAGACATTTGACTACACTGATTACATTATTGAATTGTCACAAACGACTCCAAGCGAAACCAAGTCAAACTTTGGAGGATGGCAGTCAAAGGACGACTTACACACACATCCCATCTTTCGGGAGTTCTGTTCTAGTTTGATGAAAACGATGGAAAGTATCACTGAACAGTACACTCCAAAAAGAATGGAAATTCAGTCAATGTGGGCGAATATCAACACTAAATATAACTATAACGCACACCACACGCATGAAGGTGTCCTCTCTGGAGTTTATTACTGTCAAGTGCCAGAGAACAGTGGTCGTTTGATTTTGGTTGACCCATCGGTCCGAAATCACAATTCAGTCATCAAAAACAATAACTATGGTATCAAACCAGAGCGATTGGCATGTATTGTGTTTCCAAGTTGGTTAGAACATTATGTGGAACCCAATCAAACAGACGAACCAAGAATTAGTATTAGTTTTAATATAGGTGAAAAATGAAGACACCCCAAGAAGTATTTGACAAAGATGGATATGTCGTACTCAAAGACGCACTGACAAAACAGCAGTGTGATGAACTCGTTCAGCATATGTTTAGTTTGAATGAAAAAGGTGCGTTAGTCAAAGATGACCAATGCCCCCTATCAGATGCGGTCTACGGTGATGAGATATTTGACAATCTGATGATGCAGTTTGCCGAACCACTTGGTAAGCAAATCGGTAAACGACTGCTTCCTACCTACACATACGCACGGATTTATCGTCCGGGTGATGTGCTGAAGAAGCACAAAGATCGCCCATCGTGTGAGATTTCAACCACACTGACACTAGGTTGGGATGCCAAGCACTCCTGGCCAATCTATATGGACGAACAAAAAGAAACGATGGTTCAAATGGAAGTCGGTGAAATGGTTGCCTACAAAGGATGTGAGGTCCTACACTGGAGAAAACCATTCAAGGGCAACTGGCACTGTCAGGTATTCTTACACTATGTGGATGCCGATGGACCGTTCGCAGACCACGCATTTGACGGTCGTAAGGGCATCGGAATGGATAAGTCTGAAGGCAATCTGCGAGGCAATAATGCTGAAGTAGAGCAACCCAAGCAGATGCTGACGCAACCACAACCTGAACCGTTGGATATTTCAGTCAAGAATCCGATTACGAATGCGACTTTGATTCCAAGTGAAGACGACTTCTTCCCAGGATATTTCCCAATCTTTTCGGAGAATCTACCACAGTTGATGTTTACACCCCAAGAGTGTGACCGTCTTATTCAGGTGGCACGGGACTCGTATCCATCTACTGCGTCTGTCGGTGGTTCGTCTGACAACTCTCGTATTGCCAGAGACATTCGTAAAGCAGACATATATAATATAGAGAATAATGATGAGTGGAAGTGGGTCTACGAAAAGGTTGCGAAGATTGTCGGTGTTGCCAACAAGGTACACTTTCAGTATGACATTACTGGCATCACGCATTCTCTTCAGTTGATTCATTACACTTGTGATGAAGAAATCAAAGGGCACTACGATTGGCACATTGATGCGGGTCGGGGTGAACCTGCGACACGGAAGATTTCATTTACGGCACAACTCTCTAACCCCACAGATTATGAAGGATGTGAGTTGATTGTGAATGACCACTGTAATGAAGTAAAGGGTATATTAGAACGAGGTTCGGTGAGTTTGTTCCCGTCCTATATGCCACATACAGTGACTGATATTAGCAAGGGTGAACGGTTCGCTCTTGTGATTTGGATACATGGGTCTAGGAGATTCAAATAATGTCGAGTAAGACAAACGAAAAAGTGACTGAACTTCAGTTGAAAAGTGAAGAGCAAGATAAACCACTTGCTATCTTTGAGGAGATTCGTACCAACACCAATCTGATGGTGTCTGATCCCGCAAAGATGAAAGTACCAAATGCGATGGTATTTGGTCGGGGCACGACAGGCAATCTCCCATCGTTTGGGGGTCGCACACTTAACGAGAACACACAACTCGTAGACCAAGCATTGGAAAATGTGGGTCAGTTGGAAAGCATTTGGAACCACTCACACTCACAGTGGGCATGGAAGCACATTAACTTCTCGTACCATTCACCGATGAAGAATATGCGTCAGATTTCGGCAGAGATTGCTCGTAAGAAGTCGGCACTAAACGAAGCAAAATGGCGACAGGTCAAGAACGAAGCAAAGATTCGTAAGATTGAAGATGAACTTGTCAATAGCACGGACATTGACTATTGGCGTGAAGTTGACCTCAAAATCAAACTTGCCGAACTCAAAGAAGGTATGGTTGAGGGAACCAAGTACATTGAAGGTGCGATGAAAGATGTTATGGCACTCAATGAAATCTACGAACAACTCAAGGGCAAGGTCAACTCTTTCAACGAACACGATGTTGAAAAGGAAGAAACCAAGTCACACCTGAAGCGTTCTATCGTTCAGTCCATTCGTGATGTGCGTCAGTACGGATGCATCTCAAAAGGTGAGCAGGAGTATGTGGAGCAAATCGGTGTCAATCCGATGAAACTTCAGAAACTCATTCAGAAGTATGTTGCGTCCGAAGCAGAGCAAGAGCATTGGGACAACCGTGAACTGATTGCGTTTGTTGACCAATTGACCGAAGAACTTGCCGAAGTTCACAAGGTAGACCATGTGCGTATGGAACTGATGGGATATGACCCAGAACCATCCGAAGATTGGTCTTACACAGACAAACTCGCACTTCCACACACAATGCGTGATGATGACGAAGAAGAATAGTTATAAATACACATACTGTATTGAAAACATCCTAACGAACAACGGAGAGGAAGAATAATGGCAGTCGCAGAGTACATGATGCACCGTATCGAAGGCGGTACTCGTAGAGCAGTACCTGAATTCATTGGTGATCGGGGGCATTGGCAGTCACCTATTGACAAATCATTCATCGGTTGGATTGACGATGCTAGGGACTACTATGTTCCTGATACAGTCACAACCTTGACAAAGGCAGAGTTCGTGACTCGTCAGTTGACAATCCACAACACCGAAGGTCATGCGTTTATGACAGGTGTCGAACCAGATGAAACACCAGTTGAGTTGTCAAACACAGAAGTAACAACCACTGCTGAAACTTGGTATGACGCATTCGTCACAAAGAACTCATAAGAACGGTAATACATAATGGAAAGAATGTTAGCACAGAAACTCGTTGAGATGGAAGTCAACGAGTTGACTGACTTGTTGGAAAAACTCAACAGAACGGATCGTGATGCTTATAGTGTGCTGAAAGAACTTGTTGATGACCTAATCTAAAGGAAAGTCATGTCCATCAGAATTAGCAACACTTCAATTCACTTTGGTAACTTTACGCTGACAGCGAATACCGAAGGGTTTAGTTTTGATGGTAAGATTCGTGCCAAGCGTGGGTTTATTGATAACAAAACTCCAGGAGTACAAGGTCAGATTTCTGGATATGCGTCTGGTGGATACGCCCCAAGTATCACTAATACAATTCAGAAGTTTCCTTTTGCTGTAGACAATAATACTACTGATGTTGCTAACCTAACACAAGCAAGACAACAAGCATCAGGTGCTTCATCTAAAACACATGGATATTTTTCTGGTGGGGCATCGCCATCAACAGTAGATACTATCGAAAAGTTTCCATATGCTCTTGATGCTGACGCATCTGATGTTGGTAATCTCATTGCTGCCTCCAAAGATCACACTGGAAGTAGTTCAGATACTCATGGTTATGCACAAGGTACACCCGACCCCACTTCACCATCCGGCAATATTCAAAAGTTCCCATTTGCTACTGATACAAATGCGTCTAATGTGGCAGATTTGACCCAAGAACGAGTATTATCTGCTGGATCATCTTCTAGAACTCATGGATATACATCAGGTGGTTGGTCTCCAGAGCGTAATACGATTGACAAATACCCATTTGCGGTAGATGCTAATGCAACCGATGTTGGTGATTTATCACGAACTTTACGACAATGCGTAGGTGGGCAATCATCAGTCAATGCATATGTAATGGGTGGTTCTTACAGTCATCCAGGTGCAGGAACTAAAGTAGATAGAATTCACAAATTACCATTTGCAACTGATACTAATGCTACAGATATTGCTAACCTTACTGTCGCCAGAAATTTTGCGTCTGCACAGTCTTCTCTTACAAACCAGTATACTAGTGGTGGTAATGATCCCTCTTCTCAATCTACTGTAATTGATAAGATTCCTTTTTCCTCTGATGTCAATGCGAAGGATGTTGGTGATTTGCTTGCGGCGACTGCAAGTTCAGTGGGAGCACAAAACTAATGGCAATCAATATCACCCCCACAACAATTCAGATCGGAAATTTCAAGTTCAGAGAAACTGACACGGGTATTGAGTTTACTGGTCAGGCAAACACTGCGGGGTTTGTTCGCACAAATGGAATACAAGGTAGTGTGAGTGGGTATACTTCTGGTGGTGATAATGGACCAGGGGATGTAGACACTATTGATAAGTTTCCTTTTGCATCCGAAAATAATTCAGTTGATGTTGGTAACTTGACTCAAGCAAGAAGGAAAACTGCGGGGCAATCCTCTTCTGTGAGTGGATACAATTCTGGCGGTTACACTTCATCGACCGATGTTTCCACGATTGATAGATTTCCATTCAGTGTAGATACAAATGCCTCAGATGTCGGTGATTTATCACTAAACAGAGGTGCTGCATCTGGACAGTCCTCAAGAACTCACGGATATATTTCTAATGGTTCTTCACCGCCCGCTTCTCCTACTGTAAATAATATCGACAAGTTCCCATTTGCAGTAGACGCTAATGCGACAGATGTTGGCGACTCAACTCAAGCAAGAATATACGATGCCGGTCAATCATCGACAGTAAGTGGATATTCTTCTGGGGGGTCGAATGGAAACACTATTGATAAGTTTCCATTTTCTGTTGATACAAACTCTACAGATGTTGGTGATTTGACTCAAGGAAGGTCGGGGATCACTGGACAATCTTCAGATGTAAGTGGATACTCCAGTGGTGGATTTATACCACCGAACACTCGATACAATACTATTGATAAATTTCCATTTGCGACAGACACCAATGCGACAGATGTTGGTGATTTGACCACACAAAATTTTACTCCAGCAGGACAGTCGTCCACTCAAAATGGATATGCTTCAGGTGGTGATGCATCAGGTAGGATAACCACTATTGATAAGTTTTCATTTGCTGTGGATGTAAATGCAAGAGATGTCGGTGATATTACACAGGCAAGAGAGCGATTGGAAGGACAACAGGTCTAACTCCCCTACTCTGATACATATAAATAGAACAGAAATGTATCGGAGAACAGCATGGCAGTCCCAGCGTCAAGACAACAACTCAAAGATTACTGTCTCAGAAGATTAGGTTCGCCAGTTGTAGACATCAATGTTGATGATGAACAAGTCGATGACCGCATTGATGACGCACTAGAATACTATCAGGACTATCACTTTGATGGAACTGAACGAATCTTTCTCAAGCATCAACTTACCGCAGACGAAATTGCATCTGATGAAATTACAGTACCAGATGCTGTGATTGGTGTCGTCAATATCTTTGACATCGGTGACGCAGTTCAGTCGTCTAATCTATTCAACATTCGCTATCAAATTCATCTCAACGACTTGTTTGACTTCACTAGCACAACCTATGTGCCCTATGTGAATGCGATGCGTCATATTGAGATGCTTGAAGAAATCTTTGTCGGTAAGAAACCCATTCGTTTTTCTCGTCACACCAATAAACTGCGTGTAGATAGTTTGTTTGAGCAAAACCCAGGTGAGTTTCTCATCATTGAATGCTATCGTATTCTTGACCCAGATACATTTACCGAAGTGTATGGTGATATTTGGTTGAGACGCTATGCCACTGCACTCATCAAGCGACAGTGGGGCGAAAACCTGAAAAAGTTTGAGGGGATGCAATTACCCGGTGGTATCACATTCAATGGGCAGAAAATATGGGAAGAGGCAACAGAGGAAATCAATAAATTAGAAGAGGAGATGATTAGTTCATACTCACTTCCAGTTGCTGATTTTATGGGATAAGATATGCCCACCAACAAATATTTCAACAATTTTAACTACAGTCGTGAGCAAGACGTTCTTGAAGATTTAATTATCGAGAGCATCAAGCAGTATGGTCACGAAGTCAAATATCTTCCTCGCACTCTAGTTGAGCAAGATCATTTGTTTGGTGAAGCAAAACTGTCTAGTTTTAACGACTCCGTTCCTGTTGAGATGTACATCAAGAATGTAGAAGGATTTGAGGGTGAGGGGGATTTTCTCTCAAAGTTTGGAGTTCAGATACGAGACCAAGTAACCCTGACTATCGCAAAGAAACGATTTGATCAAGTGCGTGGGGGTGAGTCACTCCAAGACGAGGTTGGATATCAACTCCAAACCGAAGAGTATGATGCGAACAACCCATCTCGTCAGTTTTTGACCGACACCGCAAACACCTTTGGTTTTATGTTAGAGTCAGGCACTGCGGGTGCGAATAACTATACTATCACTGCCAATCGCCCGAATGAAGGGGACTTGATTTATTTTCCTCTGACAGATAAACTATTTGAAATTAAGTTTGTAGAACATGAAGCAGTATTCTATCAGATGGGGCGACTACAGACATATGACTTGCGATGCGAACTCTTTGAGTACAGTAGTGAGCGTATTAATACAGGTGATGCAAGTGTTGATGTGATTGAAGATGAACTGTCATTGGATATTCTCTTCAACGAGTTGACTCTTGAAGATGACACCACACTATTGGCAGAAGACGGTGATTCGGTAATGCAAGAATACACAGTTGAAACTACTGACAGTCAAGCAAACAATACATTCTTTACCACACAAGCAGCAAGTATTATTGACTTCAGTGAGCAAAGTCCGTTTTCAGAGGTGGATAGATACTAATGTTTGGGCATCAATATTATCATCAAGTGTTGAGAAAGTATGTTATTACTTTTGGCAACCTATTCAACGACATTATTGTACAACGTTTCAATAGTGCGGGTACACGCATTCAATCAATTGCAGTACCGATTGCCTATGGTCCCAAAGAAAAGTTCCTTGCTAGAATCAACTCCAACCCAGATTTAGAGGATGATGTGGCAATTCAGTTGCCTCGTATCGGGTTTGAGATGACGGGGATGACCTATGACCCATCTCGTAAGTTAGCAAAAACACAACAGAATCGTGCGATTGGAACCAGTAATCAAAACCTACGAACTCAATTTAACTCCGCACCATACAACATTGACTTTGCGTTGTCAATCTTTGTAAAGAATGCCGACGATGGTGTACAGATTATAGAACAAATTTTACCGTTCTTTACACCAGACTTTACTCCGTCTGTCAAGTTACTTCCAACAATGAATTTGACATTTGACATTCCTGTCATATTACAAAGTGTGACGATGGAAGATGCCTACGAAGGTGGTTTTGAAGAACGTAGAGCATTAGTATATACTCTTAACTTTATGATGAAGGGTTATATTTTGGGTCCAGTACAGACATCGGGTGTTATCAAACGTGTTCAGGTGGATACACACACCGATATTCCTTTAAACACCGCACGGTCAACTCGTGTGGTGGTGACTCCTGGTTTGTTTGCAAATGGGTCTCCGACTACCAACAGTTCGGCATCCATTGCGTCTAGTTTGATTAGTGCGAATAGTGACTTTGGTATTGCAGAGGACTTCTTCTTCTTTACCGATGGTCGAACATACAGTCCGACTGCGGGTGTGGATTCTGATGAATGATGATAAAAAAACAAACTTTGAGACAAGTATAGAACAATCACTAGGTATAGCACCATCTCCTGCAATTGTCAAAGACCAACCACCCAAAGAGGTTCCTCCAGAAACTCAACAGATAGAAAATGACTACACCTATGCCAGACAGAACTTGTATCAGATTATTGAAGCAGGTGGTTCGGCATTGGACGAACTTGTTCATCTTGCAAAGGCATCAGAGTCAGCACGAACCTATGAGGTAGTGTCACAGTTAGTCAAAACACTGTCTGATGCCAACAAAGATTTACTTGAAATCCAAAATAAAGTAAAGAAACTACGTCAAGAAGAAAAGGGCAGAGTCACCAACAATGTCACCAATGCACTGTTTGTGGGTAGCACGGCAGAACTACAGAAGTTCATCAATCGTCGTGATGAAGATGGCAATATTATTGATGTAAAGGTAGACAATGGCGACGACTGATACTTATCTTGCGAACCCCAATCTCAAAAAATCAGGGGTTCAGGTAGAATATACTGAAGAACAAGTCGCAGAATATATCAAGTGTGCGAAGGACATCGTATACTTCATAAAAAAATATGTGAAGATTGTTAACGTTGACCGTGGTTTAGTTCCATTTGACTTGTATCCATTCCAAGAAAATATGGTGAATCTGTTCACTAAGAACCGTTTTGTATTGACAAAGATGCCTCGTCAGTCTGGCAAGTCCACAACTGTTGTTGCCTACATGCTATGGAGAATTCTATTTACAGACAGTCAGTCTATCGCAATCCTTGCAAACAAAGGTGCATTGGCACGGGAAATGGTACATAGGATTCAACTCGCATACGAAAACCTACCAATGTGGATGCAACAAGGGATTGTTTCGTGGAATAAAGGGTCTATGGAATTAGAGAATGGTTCCAAGATTGTTGCAGCAGCAACATCATCGTCTGCTGTACGGGGTGGATCATACAACCTTATCTTTCTTGACGAATTTGCATTTGTTCCAAGAAATCTAGCAGAAGACTTCTTTGCGTCTGTGTATCCAACGATTTCATCTGGTAGCACTTCACAGGTTATTATCGTCTCTACACCAAACGGTATGAATCATTTTTACAAGATGTGGATTGATGCACTTGAAGGTCGTAGTGGATACAAAACACTGGAGGTTCACTGGAAAGATGTGCCTGGTCGTGATGAGAAGTGGCGTGATCAAACTATCAAAAACACCAGTGAAGAGCAGTTCAGACAAGAATTTGACTGTGAGTTTATTGGTAGTAACAACACACTCATCAATGGAATGAAACTCCGACAAATGCCATTCATACCACCTAAAGAAAAAAGAGGTGATTTGGATATATTTGAACCTCCTATAAACAATCACATTTATTTTGCGATTGCAGATACGGCACGAGGTATTGGACTCGACTATTCGGCACTGACAATCTTTGATGGGACAACTATTCCATACAAGATGGTGGCAAAATATCGAAACAAAGACATTCTACCGTCCGTGTTTCCAGACCTTATTCGTAGTATCGCAACAGAGTACAATGACGCATTTGTCCTAGTTGAGAACAATGACATCGGTGGTCAAGTTGCGGATACATTACATAGAGACTTAGAGTATGATAATATGATTATGACCACCGTGCGTGGTCGGGGTGGTCAAAAAGTGGGTGGTGGATTCGCAAAGAATTCACAGATTGGTGTCAAGACTACACAGCAAGTCAAAAGAATTGGTTGTAACTCACTCAAAGAACTCATTGAGAACGACAAATTACTGATTGAGGACTTTGATACACTTGAAGAACTCGCATCTTTCGTTTCTAGACGCAACAGTTTTATGGCAGAAGAGGGTGCTCACGACGACTTAGTAATGACTTGTGTGTTATTTTCTTGGTTGATTCGTCAAGAGTATTTCAAGGAAATGACAGACCAAGATGTTCGGAAACTGCTTGCCGAAGAAAAGGCAAGACAACTAGAACAAGAGATGCTTCCTTTTGGTTTTTACGATGATGGAACTGAAGAAGTTATCATTGATAATAACGGTGATATGTGGAGACAAGATAGTTGGGCGATAGATACTGATCGTTGGTAAAAAAGATGTAATTTATAAATATCGGTGTAAAGATGAATAATACAGACCTCTGAGGAGAAAAATAATGGCATTCACTAAATCTCCGGGTATTACCGTCAGTGAGATTGACCTTTCTGCGGTCACTCCTGCAATCGGTACTACCGAAGCAGCAATTGCAGGTCATTTTCGTTGGGGTCCGGTCGGTGAAAGAGCACTGATTACGACTGAAGATGAGTTAGTAAAAACATTCCAAACGCCAAACGCAAACACAGCAGATGATTTCTTTACTGCTGCTAATTTTTTGGCATATGGTAATCAGTTGTTTACGACTCGTGTTGTTAACGAAGGTGGATCAACCGCAGAAAATGCAAGAAACGCAATTACAAATGCGGCAAATACTCAAAATACCTTAGTCAAATCAGAAGATGATTATGATGATCGGTTCCTTACAACTGTATTAGGTGGTTCTGCTGCAATTTCTGGAGTTGGTCCTTTTATTGGAAGATATCCGGGTGAACTTGGTAATTCACTGCGTGTATCGATTTGCCCAACCGCAACTGCATTCTCAAACGCAATCACTGGTAACGTATCAATCACATCAGGCACAACTGCACTGGCAGGAAATGGTACGTTCTTTACAAATCAACTCCGTTCTGGAGACATTCTTGTATTAGGTCCTGCCCGTGAAGAGATCAAAGTCAAGACGATTTCCTCAGACACAGCAGTCGTATTACAATCAAACTACCAAGGTAACACTATTGTCGATGGTAATAGTGCACATCGATCAAATGCAACTGTTCGTAAGTGGGAATACTTCCGTTTAGTAGACTCTGCACCAGGAACTTCTGCTTATGTACAGTCTCGTGGTGGTTCCGGTGACCAATTGCATGTGGTTGTAGTTGATGAAAACGGTCAATGGAGTGGCACTGCAAATACAGTTCTTGAAGTGTATGAATCAGTATCAAAGGCAAGAGATGCAAAGAATCCACAAGGTTCTTCAATTTACTACCCATTGGTTATCAACGAATCATCTGAGTATGTGTTTTTCGCATCACACTCTGGTTCTTTGACAGGAGCGGGTGGATTATCAACCACATCATTTGGTGGTGCAGATGTTGCCAATACCGACAGTTTAATTTACGGTCGTGATGGTGCTTTACCAACAAACGGTGACTATCTGACAGGTTATGATTTATTCAATAATCCAGAAGATGTTGATATTTCATTCGTATTGGGTTCAGGGGCAAACCAAACTCGTGCAATTGATCTTATCAATAACCTTGCAGAACAAAGAAAAGACTGCGTGGTTGTACTTTCACCAGAAAGAACAGATGTTGTCAACAACTCATCGTTCCCAGGAAAAGAAGCAGAAGATGTAGTTACATTCCGTAATACACTTCCATCGTCTTCATTTGCGATTATGGATTCTGGTTTCAAGTATCAGTACGACAAATATAACGATGTCTACCGTTATGTCCCACTGAATGGTGACACAGCAGGTATTATGGCACGTTCCGATACACAAAGAGACCCTTGGTTCTCACCAGCAGGTTTCTCTCGTGGTCAGGTTAAGAATGTTATCAAGTTGGCATTTAACCCACGCAAAGCAGATCGTGAAGTTCTGTATGCGGCAGGTGTTAACCCTGTTGTTACATTCCCAGGACAGGGAACTGTGCTGTTCGGTGACAAGACACTACTTGCACAACCATCAGCATTCGATAGAATTAATGTTCGTCGTTTGTTCATTGTGCTTGAAAAAACAATATCAATCGCATCAAGACAATCACTCTTTGAGTTCAATGATGAAATCACAAGATCGCAATTTGTCAATTTGGTCGAACCTTTCTTGCGTGAAGTACAAGGTCGTCGGGGTATTACTGACTTCCGTGTTATTTGCGACGAGTCGAATAACACTGGCGAAGTGATTGATCGTAACGAGTTTGTGGGCGACATATTTGTCAAACCAAATCGTTCAATCAACTTCATTCAGTTGAACTTTGTTGCAGTTAGAACGGGTGTCGAGTTCAACGAAGTCATTGGTGCTGTATAAATAAAAGGACTAGAGGAGAGAACACATGGCATTTAGCGTAACTCAGTTCGCAGCACAAGGACTTCCATTTGGAGGGGCGAGACCGTCCCTCTTTGAAGTTGACATTCAAACTCCTACAGGAGTTGACAATGTTGCCGATGTAATGCGTTTTGTTGTACAGGGAGCACAGATTCCGGCAGCAACAGTCGCATCAATTGATGTTCCTTACTTTGGTCGTCAGGTCAAGGTTGCAGGAAACAGAACCTTTGCTGATTGGACACCAACTATTCTGAACGACGAAGACTTCAGAGTCCGTAATGCAATGGAACAGTGGTCGAACAAGATCAATTCATTCCAGAGTAATCTGAGAGAAGGTACGAACCTTTTGGGCGAATACAGAACCTTAGCAAATGTAACTCAGTTTAGTAAAACTGGTGCTAAATTGCGTACATATCGGTTTGTGAATATCTTCCCTACCGAAGTATCAACAATTGATTTGAGTTGGGAAACTGACGCAATTGAGACTTTCACGGTCAACTTTGTGTATGATTATTGGGAAGTCACAGATTCAAGCAGTGGTCTGAATTTAAACGTCAACTTCAGTTTATAACTAAGACGAGTAAAAACCGTGCGATGGGAGTGACCCTAAATATAAGGGAAACTCCCATTTTTTTAGGTGTATACAATGGCAATAGATTTATTCGGATTTCGTATTGGTCGAGTAGAAGACGAAATCAAGAAAACCGAAGAAGTTCCCTCATTTGTCCCACCCCCAAATGACCAAGGTGCAGTAGACCTTGCGTTAGGTGGTGGATACGGTAGTGTAGTTGACCTTGAAGGAACTTCA